TACCATAATCAGGGTCAGGTCTTATGAACGATGTGCTGTATTCACCAAAGCCACCTTCTTCACCGCCAACATCACGATACGATTGCATTCTTTTAAGGCGACCAGAGTCCCAATCAATGTGTGCCCCCGTGCCTGTGTTTAGGTAAATACCTTCGCCACGCATAGGGTCTGGTCGTTTAAAACCATCTAAATCTTCATAAGGTACAACTAAATCAACATTGGCTTCTTCTAACCATTCCGTCATCACGGCTGATTGTGCTTCTACAGCTTGACGTAAAGGGTTGTCTTCATTTATCCAACTCTGGTACTTACCATATCCTCTATTACTAGGGGATTTAATAAGTTTTTTGTGGTCTTCTTCAGAAGTAAAATCTAAAACACCGTAGTCGATGTTTTCTTTGATTTCTAAATACTGGTCATAACCTTCAGGATAAGCCCTTTTGCTTTCCCGTCTACCTGTTCTGCTGTTTACAAAATCTTCATAACGAGGTTCTATTAAACTTTTATAATCTTCGTCCGTCCAGTTATCAGTAATGGCATTAGCTTTATCGTACCAGAACTGCATATAAGTTTCATCAGCGACTCTCTTAGCATCTTTAAAAGTCTGAGGGTCTTCTGCATCGTATGCATCTCTATAAGCAGGGGCAACACCTTTTCCTTGTGTCACTAAAAGTTCTTGTTCAGCCGCAAGCCATGCCGCTTTTTCATCTTTTTGTCGTTGTCTTTCTGCTTCTATTGCTTGTAGTCTTGCTATTTCTTTTCTTTCTTCTGCTTCTCTTTCCTCTCTTTTTCTTTCAGCTACCATTCTCGCTTTCTGTTCTTCAGTTAAATGAGGAAGAGGGTTGGATGATGTAGGAGTCATTCCAGCCGCATCACGAGCCGCCATACTACCACGAGAAGTAGCGTTTTGTGTGTAAAACTGAGAAGGTCTATACTGATATCCCATTATCTATTTCTCCCTACGCCTTTGGTTTTCTCTACAGTACGCATAGCACCTAAGCCAAGCATACCCATGAGTACTGGCATCATAGTAGCCATATCTAGTACAGGGATTTCAATGGTAGAATTGGCAAGAGCAAGCGTAAAATTTGCCATCGGGATAAGAATGTACTGACTCGCAAGTCCAATACAACAAGTCCAACCAACAGCAGGTCTCCACCCCGACACAAATAAGCTCTTATGTGCCGCTTCTGTCTTATTAACTTCAAGTTGCGCTTTCGCAAGCTCCTGCGCGTGCTTTTCAGCCATTGTTGAAAGTTCAAAGGCGATGGCATTCTTCTTGTCTTTATCCTCTATGAATTTGTCAAGTAGTCCAGTTACTGGTCCGATTAGTTGTTGTAACATATATGCCTCACTTAAGGGGATTTGAGAGGTAGTCCATACCCTGCCACAAATCCTCTACCTCTTTAGTTAATGTCTTGAACTTTACTTCTGTATCGCCAATGTCATTAATAATAATCTCTGCTGTAGCTACAGTAGCTTTCATGGCTTCTATCTCGTTAGATAGCGTAGAAACGTCTGTATTCAATTCTAAGAGCTTTTCTTGTTGACTTAGTAGTGTCTCAAGCCTTGTGCCTAAAGTCGCTAGATTCTCACGTATGGGGCTTATATCAGGTATCTGCTGTGCTTCCACTGCTTCCAGTCTGCTGTACAAACTAGAGGCTGTCCATACGCCACCACCTATAGTACTACCAATACCAAGTACAATGGCAATCCACACGCCCTTGAATGATGTGTCACCTATCTTAAGTTCTGTACTTTCTAAACTCATAGTTCAACACACTCTGTTCCATACATAAAGCAAGAGTAACCTAAGTACGTTGGTCCTGTTTGAAAGAACTCTGACTCGCTACCTGCGGCTAATACATCAGTCTCACTTACGTATAAGTCTAAGCCGATACCATCACCACCGTTAAGGTATACAGCCGTTAGGTTACGTGTAGTGTTGTAACCCATAGACACCCACTGTGCGTTAGCGTCATAGAAGATGTTAGTCTGTTCCGCTGTAGTGTTAGCATTCTCAATGCCTTGCTCTAGGAATGCTACGGCTTCCTCTGAGTTAGCTACGGCTAGGTAGGCAGAAGCATTATTAGCTCTAGTTTCTATCTCTGTGGTAGATTGATTAAATGTATCAACAGTCTCTTGTTCTATCTGTAGGACTTCCATAGTCTCAGCTACAAACGTCTGTACTTCCTCTTCCTGCTGTGGGTTGCCCTGTGCTTCCTCTACTCGTTCAGCTACTTCCACAACGGAAATCATGTCTACTACAGCTTCAGTAAATACATCTATGGCTTCATCCATTAATGTTAACTCTTCCATAGCCTTGTTCTCTAATACAGCTTTAACGTCACCGTATGGCTGATAGTTAGTAGCAAAGTTAGTTAAGGCAGTGTTGTAGGCTTGTACCTGTGCTTCCTGTATGTGTGCTGTTGTAGATAGAGTGCCATCAGACAAAGCATCACCCCGATGTGCATACTCCATACCTGCGCCCACTAGGAGGATGCCAGTGTTAATCTGGTCAACTATAGCAGTACTTGAGTCTAGTAGCGCGTCATATTCACTTGACTGAACTACGGAACTTAGCACTAACAGAGATAATAGTATCTTCTTCATCTGTGTCCTCTCCTCCTATGTTTAATACGTTATTGTACCAATCTTTAGTTTTCTTGTCGTAGTCTGGTATGTAAGTTTCTGGTTGACGTTTCATAACTAACATAGCACGTTTACCTACGACTAGCTTACCGTTTGACAGTATAGGACAAGGTGTACCTGAGATAAACATTGCCTTCCATACGTCAGTGCTTTGACACATACGTGCTACGGCACTTACCTTCATACCTAAGTCAGCTAGTACCTTAGCGTCCCTACGTCTATTACATTCAGGGTCAACATCATAAGTACCGCTAGAGAACCCTACGCCTACTGTCTGTAATGAACCACCTGTACCCTTAAGGCAAGTGTCCATACCATTACTCATGTAGCTAGGAGTGATTGCAGAACCTACGGGTATCTCGCTACTGCTTCCTACGCCATTGTAGGTGTTGCTTACTGAATCATCTTTTGTACTGTTGTTACTATTGGTAGTCGAGTTAGAACCGTGGTACGTATTCAAACTACCTTCCTGAGCGTTGTCCCCAAGTGCTACCCAAGACAACATCATTAGCAAGAAAAATAACTTTCTCACTTCTTATGTACAATCTTCTGTACTGTCTCTGATTCATAGATACGAATACCTAACCAGATAATAGTAAAGATACTAGCAACGGGAGGCAACCAAGCCGCTAGTGACATCACTCCTGCGGATGCCGCGAATACGTCTACAGCTTGTTTTGTTTCTTCCGTGACCATGTTGCTCTCCTATTATATTGCGGCAATTATAAATGCCAGTAGTTCATCATATCTAACACCTAGCTGTGTAGTCTCCACTGCTCCTTCTGGTGCTAGTTCTTGTTCCTCGTGGCGTTCACCTGTTTCATCTTCCCACCAAGTGTCAGAGCAGAACATAGCGTAACGGCTCGCATCTAACCCTTCAGCGGAAAAAGCATCACGTAAATCTTGTGCCATTATTCCAAAGTGTATTCTTGCTTCTTCGCCTTTTTCTTCGTATGCATCTTTCCATCGGTACTTACGGAGTAAACCTTTACAAGCAATAGCTACACGAGTCTCTGCTTCCGATAGTTCCTCTACGTCTCTTTTATGCGTTTGGTCAGAAGTAGCGATGTTTCCATTGGTAGCGTATACGGTATTCCATTTATAAAAAGGATGCCCACACTGCATACCGTTGTTAAGACTTGTTCCTATACTGTTACAAGGAGTCAGTGCGTTGTATGTAGTACCAGTAGAACCTGAGAGTTTAATACCACAGGATACAGAAGTAATATTAGCCGCTATGTAAGGAAAAGAATATTGAGCAGTAGAATTGCCCATTCCGATAACTCCACGAGTATATTCAGTACCACTTGTGTTGTAACCTGTCATCGAAATAAAAGCACCACGATAACCATTACCCTGTGCCGTTGTGTTTTGTAGCTCTAATACAGGCTCTAAATCAGCAGACTTGTTGTGTTCTAAGACAACCCCTTCTGTACTCCCTATGATTTTACCATCTACATCAAGATTACCATCTACATTAACAGTGCCTTTAAGGTTTATGGTGCTTCCGTTTGCTGTGGTAACGCCGTTGCCCATGTTAAATATGTTTTTTGCAAATATATCTTGACTGCCCATATTGATGGTCGTGGAATCACCCGAACCAGAAGAACCACCATAACCAGTTCCTATGTTAACTACTTTAACATCTGTATTATTATTATTATCAGAACCTGTAGCAATATTAGTAGTAACACTACCTGTTGTGCTTATATCTACGTTAGGTGCTGTGACAGTACCAGTTACATCAAGGTCGCCAGTTACTCCACCATACAAATTAGTTGTCCCTGCAACAGTCAAAGACTGTGTGCCTGATGGCGGTATGCCTATATTTACATTGCCAGTGAACGTAGCACCTGATAAGTTTGCTTTTCCTGCTACAGTAGTGTTTAGACTATCTATATCTACGCCATCGACAGTGCCGCTTACTGCAATATTACCAACAACGTCTAATGCTTGTGCAGGAGTATCAGTGCCTATACCTACGTTGCCGTTACCTTTAAGTGTGAGTATGTTATCAGCTGAAGTTGACCTAAATCCTAAAATGTCGTTTGAAGTAATACCGTCTAAATCAGTTTCTATAGTAAATCTATTGCTATTATCAGATGCTCTAAAATACATTCTAGCATCGTCAACACCTTCACCGCCTCTAATAGCTAATTCGCCATTCACATCTAGCGTAGCTGTAGGACTAGTAGTACCAATACCTACGTTTCCTGATGAGTCTATACGCATACGCTCGTCTGTAGCCTGAGCAAACGCAATAGGTTCTCCCGAAAATGACCTTAGTGTCCATGTTGGGTTTGCCGCCGCAAGGTCAGAACACCGTATGTTTAATGCACCTGATACCGAATTGAAAGAAGCTACATCTACATCTGTGCCGCTTGTACCTCCGTGTACTGCTAACTTAGTAGCAGGACTAGTAGTACCTATACC